GGCTAGTCTTCTCAGGAAGTGTTCTCCTTCAAGATTGAACATTTGTTCGGCAAAACAGGTTAAACTGTCGTCGCCTTGAATCTTAAGGAAAAAGTTTTCGCTTTCGATGTTAATTCCGGCTCTTGAGAGCACGGTTAGAATCATTATCGTATTGACAAATGAGTCAAGCAGCTGAGTTTGTTGAAAACCAGATGCAATTCCGTTGTGTTTCCAGACATATTTGGTTCCATCGGGGAGACAGATTGGCGTGTGCTTAATTGAATGGCACGTCCATTTCCAAAGTCTTTCTAAACGTTCGGGATTAACTTTTGAATCGGGATAAAAGCATGTTGGAATATATCCATTATCGAAGGTAAAGTATGACCTCCAGATATCATGCACGTCATCAACGACTTCGTGGAGAGCTCGTTTGTCGAACTGACTCCAGTCAGCGGAGATAACTGTATTAAATGGGGCGTGTTTGTAAGCTTGATTGTAAAGCTTGCGCCATCCACCTTTTATCATTTCAGAACCCCACAGTAGTGGAGATTTCTTATGTCCATTAAGATATTGTTCTTGCAATGGCCAGATGAAATGTTGTTCTGCTTGTAGTAACAATTTTGTTACTCCAAAGACAGCACGAATTTTGTCAGGTTCACCTTCATCAACAACGTGTGAACGTGAGTGTAGATTGACAAACTCGTAAGGAATTGGATTTCCATTTTGATCCCAGAATTTAGAGTCTCCATCTTTGATTAGATGAATAAGTAGTCTGTTAGTTTCGAAAATTTCATTGTACAGATTGTGAAATGATCTTCGATTATCAGTGATTTCACCATCAATTTGTTTTTGACGTAGTAGTTCGCCAATGTGTGATTGATAGCTCCAAGGTGCTTCTGCACTTGGTGGTAAGTTCCAAGGGTAGTACCTTTGGTCAGGAAAATGCGCAGGACGCAATTTCTTATCAGGCTGATACAGTCTCTTTGTGACTCGTAAAGCGGTTAAGTAGTGTTCATCTCTAATGACAGGATGAGCAGGTTGCTCGAATTTGAGAAAATCATCGATTAACTTCTCGGGTGAAGTGTCGGATCTGCGTTTGGATTGAACCTTTTGCAGTAGTTCCTCGTTGCCATGTTTGCGAATAGCAAAAGTGACAATATTCTGTCGATTTTGGATTAGTCTATTGGACCAGAATCCGGCAGGATTAGCAAGTTTCATTTGCTTCATTATTGAATTAGAAACTTTTCCAGCATAAATTAGATTTGAAAACATTTATTAAAGTATATTTTTTGAAACGTGGTACTCGTTTTGTGATTGCTTTTGGTTGAACGGAGAGTTTTCC